TCTTAAAGATGGTACTTCTATATTTAAACTTCCAATGGCTACTCAAAAATACTATAATAAAAATAAGAGTGACTTTGAATCTGTAGTTACTGAAGGTATGTCTAAATCTGCTATCAAAAAAGCTATTAAAGTTATCGACCAACAAATTGAAGATGAAGTAGGTGGAGATGGTGAACCTTTAGATAATGAAACACTTCAAGCATTAGAACAAGAAAGAGAAAGATTATTAGGAATGAACGAAAGTAAATTCTCACCAAAAGGATATGCTCAGCGTGTTGTTGATGGTACTATTAAAATCAAAGATGCAATGAAAGAAGCTGGTATTTCTCTTGGCAATATGGCTAAATTAATAGCGAAAATAGATAAATCATTTGACGTTAATGCTGCATTCTTGGAAAAGAACGTAATGCAAAATGATCCAGAAAAATATGTTGAATCTAGAAAGAACTTAAAGTTTGTAAAACACTTACATGAATCTTTTATAAATGACAAAGATATTAGTGACTGGGAAAAAGAACATGGTAACTTACCTATTCCTAAAAAAATCATTGATATTTCAAAAGACATGGCAAAGGAAGGTTTTATTAGAAAAGCAACTAAATCAGTTCAAGCTAAATTATGGATTGGATTAGAAGGCAAATCATGGATGGAAATGAAAGATCAGTTCGGAGATATTGTTGGTACATTTTATGGTAGTACATTTTACACTCAAATGACAGACACTATGTCGGAAAGAGCTGCATATTATGCATACTCAGTTTCTATGGGAATTTCAGATAAAGTTGCAAATGACGAAGAAATTGAACCAGCATACTATGAAATGAAAGAATATTTCAATGCATTTGGAATGGACTATGGTAGAAGTAGGCTATTTGACAGAGCAGTTAGTGAATTAGAATCTTGGATGAAAAAACAGAAGATTACGACTTTATAAATTAAACGTGATATATAATAAAAGAAAACAATAATAAAATATTATGGCAAAACAAATATTATCGTTCGAAGAGTACAGCAAGAACCTAAAGGGATCTGATGTAGGAGAACACGACAATCCAGAAGGTTATCCAGCACCAGAAGGAGAAACTGATGACGTTGAAAATTTTAACGATCAAGAAGTAGAAGAAGAAGAAGACAGAGAAGATGAAGTTGCAGATGCTGACGACGTCGAAGAAACTGAAGAGGTTGAAGAGGACGAAGAAGAGCAAGGAACTGAAGAACCTGAAGAAGCAGCGTTGAAAGTTGCTGAACAAATGGTTAAAACCTATAAGAGCGTTGTTATGGAAGCATGCGAATATACAGGTGATGATTATGAAGATCATACTCTATCAACTTACATGAAAGAAAATGCTGCACTAGTTGCAACATTAGCAGCTCAAGCTTTAGAAGAAGCATATACAGCACTTAATGAAGATCAAGAAATGTCTAACGAAACTTACGAAGCTATGATGAGCGAAATGAGTGAAGCTTATGTTAACAAAATTGATCAATGTAGAGAAGCTTTCACAGGTGATCCAAGAGGAGCAGCTGAAGAAGAAGGTGAATAAGGAAGTATAATTCCAATCATATTTTAATTAAACTTTTTAAGAAGTCCGTGTATAATACATGGACTTTTTTATTTAAACGAGATATGCCTAGAATACCAGTAGATTTAATATACATGCAGATGGCTTACCAAATAGCCAAACTATCCTATGCCGAAAGAAGACGCGTAGGTTGTGTTATTGTAAAAGATACACAGATCATATCCACAGGATATAACGGTACACCATACAATTTCGATAACAAGTGTGAAGAAACACAAACACGAAGTGTCGATAATCCTGACCATATGTTAATTCTAATGGAGAAGGGATATGACTGTAAAGATGGATGCTGTTCTAAAGAGGTAACTAAAAGAGAAGTTTTACATGCAGAATCAAATGCTTTGGCAAAAATTAGTAAATCAACGCTCTCTTCTGAGGGCGCAGATCTTTATACTACTACATGTCCATGCTTTGACTGCGCAAAATTAATTATTCAATCAGGTATTAAGCGAGTATTTTTCTCAGAGGACTATAGAGATATGGCAGGCGTTGAGCTTTTAAAGAAAGCAGGTATCGAAGTAAAAGAAGTTATATGCTGGAACGATCTATAGATCAAATTATTGATGGCGCACTAGAGACTAGTGTTTTTGGCAAGGGATTTGAATTCAGAAAGAATCAAAGAGAGATCATTACTAAAATATGTGAAGCTTACAAAAAAGATCCGGATTCTACTGTCGTAATTGACGCACCGACAGGGAGTGGAAAATCTTTAATTGCAATGTGGACATCATATATTCTAAAAGAACATGGTAAAAGAGGTTACTTAGTAACCAGTGATTTGACACTACAAGACCAGTACGAATCTGATTTTATGAGACTTAAATTAAATTGGCCATCTATTAGAGGTGTAGACAATTATGAATGCAGTGTCAATGGTTTGCCATTCTCATTAGGAGATTGTAAACTAAAAGGCATGGGATATGAAGCTGCTAAAGAATTATCATGTTACAGTTCTTGTGAATATTTACAAAATAGATCTAGAGCCATTGAGCAACCTATCGCTTTATTAAATTATGCATTCTGGTTAATTCAAAGAAATTATGTTGATGCTAAAATGAAACTAGATGATAGACCAGTTCCATTTGAAAAAAGAGATTTTGTGTTTTTTGACGAAGCACATAAAATAGATGAAATAGTTCAAAGTCATTTTAGCCCTAGAGTTGATCCTTCATTAGTAGATAAAATATTAGAAGCTACTAGATTTTCTAATAAACAAGGATTTGGTAGCAGTGCATATACTCGTGGTAAACTAACAAGTCTTATTAATGATTTAATGAAAGGCGATAAGTCTACTGTTTTCGAAGCGTTACAAGAATTTGATAGCATTCTTAAAGTATATGGCAAAATCAGAAACGAAGGTAATAAAGCAGCTAAGCTTAGATATAAAAGTCAGACTCTTCCTAGAGATTGGCAAAAAGCATTTGGTGTATTTGATAGATTAAAGGACACACATTGTAAAATAAACGATTATGTTGCTTTAATAAAACTGGTAGGCGTGGATAAAATGGTATTAGACCAAAGAGAAGAAGAATCTACATTCAAATGTGTAGAAGAGGCGCTTATGATTAACAAGTATCTACATGAGCAATCAGGATTTAAAGTATTTATGAGTGCCACTATTGGTGATCCTAGATCTTTTGTTAAAATAATGGGAATTAAGAACGCACAATTTATTAGATTAGATAATGTATTTAATTACGATAAATCTCCAGTTGTTTTTGTAAACAGACATAAGCTCACATATAGAGAGAAGGTTAAAAGCTTACCACATGTGGTTGCTATCTTAGATCAAATTATTGATAAACACAAGGGACAGCGCGGTATCATACACACTGGATCCTATGAATTTACTAATTACATTAAACAAAACACTAAGCATAATTTTAGATTAATGGATTATGAAAATTCTAGAGAGAAAGCAGGGATGATTGAGTTGTTTAAAAAGAAAAAAGACGCAGTGTTAATGGGACCATCATTATTAGAAGGTCTAGATCTTAAGGATGATATTAGTCGTTTTCAAATCTTCTTTAAAGTACCATATCCTAATCTAAACGAACCGCTTATTAAAGCCAAATTAAATACTTCAAATGAGTGGTATGATTGGAAAACTGGTATTAGTATTATGCAAGGTGTCGGTAGATCAGTAAGAAGTGAGAGTGATTGGGCTATTACATATATCCTGGATGCTAGCTTTAAAAACCTGATAAATAAGAAGGGATTCTTCCCTCCATCCTTTTTAGAAAGGCTTAAAACTATAAAATAATGGCATATACTTCAATAATAATAGATGATTTTTACGAGAATCCTGAAGAAGTTAGAGATTTTGCACTAGAACAAGACTATTCAATTAGTGGTAATTTCCCCGGAAACCGAACACTTCCCTTTCTAAATGATAGTATCAAACAATACATATCTGATCACATGGTACCACTTCATGGTAAAATAACATGGGTAACTGAAGAATATACTGGAGCATTTCAGTACACTACACAAGAAGACAGAAGTTGGATGCATGCAGATGAAAACAACAAATGGGCTGGAGTTTTATATTTAACACCAAATGCACCGCTTACTGGTGGAACTGGAATTTTTAAACATAAAGCAACTGGTCTATATAAGATACCTAGACTTTCTAATGGAGAAATAGATGTTGAGTTGACAGATGTACTATATAGAGACTCGAGAGACATGACTAAATGGGAAATGGTAGATTTTATTGGAAACGTATACAATAGATTAGTCATTTATCAAGGTGATTTGTTTCACACCTCTCTAGATTATTTTGGAACAGATATTAATAACGGAAGATTGTTTCAGACATTCTTCTTTGACACAGAAAACTAAAAAATGGGATTTAACAAAATGTATTTACCGGAAGTAGAGGAATTAAAAGAATTCTTAATTAAAAATGGAAATCAGAAATTTATAGAGAGATGGTGTGTACCCTTTCAAAAGAGAGATGCAATCATCGGGCCTGAAGGTTCAATTGATTTTATTAAACAATTTATAAAACAAGAGTATAATGATAGTAGAACTGTTAACAACAATATATCAGGCTCTACGAAATAGGCGTAAACCGCTTAAAATTAAAGAAGATATGAGTGTAGAACAAAAAGAAATTAAGGAAGTTCCGGCAAAGATTTTTGTTTGGAGTAAAACAGAAAGGGCAGGTAATATAGTTACTGAAGACCTAACTAAATCAGATGCAAATTTTATTGCTTTCACTGATGGCTCTAGGTGTGCACGTAACTTGTTAAGTGAAATGTTATTTCAGGCTAAAAGCGAAGAAGATGCTAACATGTTGGCACTAGATCTAAATCCTGCAGCATCTACTTTAAGAAAACCTAATGTCAATACCAAAACTGATGTTAAGGTAATTAAAAGTACAGTACAAGAAACTCAACCCGCTGAAATTAATGTAATGATGGAAATGCTCAGAAAAATGAGTGCTAAAAATCATGCACAAATGCCAGTTAAAGTTAACATTCCTTCAAAAGAAGTTTATGATCTATTTAAAGATCAGATGGACATTACTAAAAAAGATCTTAATAATCAAATTGGACTGCTCGTAGAAAGTCAGATAGATAATTTAAGAGAGCAACTAAAAGAACAAATAGAATCATTCATTAAAAACTATTACAATGGAACAACAACAAAATCAAACAGCACCGAATCGTAGACAACGAAGAGCTTACTTAAAACAACAAGGTATTATTAAAGCACTTTCTAAAATGCCGTATTTTGGTGAAGTAAGATCTAAAGTAAGATCAGAAAACATAGCATATGGTAAGAAACTACATGCAGAAAACACTGCTAGAATCGAAGAACTAAATGCTACTAGATTAGAAGCAGCGTTAGACGTAGCTAAAATCTCATGGAAAGAACAAGGTTATGATGCCGCTGAAATGGAATTATTAGAAGAAGCGTGGGCTCTTAGTGCAATTAAAGATAAAGAGACTTATCGAGAAGATAAGAAAAAAAGAAAGCAATTGTTAGCACAAGTTAAAGAACTAAGGGCTAACAGAACAAAATAATCTACTGAATGATTACAATTAGTATAGAACCTGCGGACAATGGATTAATCAAATTTGTATTTGATGATAATGTCAATGGAGGAGGAGAAGAGTACACATCTAGAACTGTATATGAATTTGAAGGTTCTAAGACAAGAACAAATCAAGTTAAATTTCTTAAGGAATTAGTTATGGATTTAGGCATGTCAACTGGAACGCAATTAGATGCTAATGAGATGGTTATAAAAACAGAATGGGGCGTAAAATACACTCCTAATCAAAAAGAACTAAAACTAAAGGTCAAAGAACTTGAGATGCAGCTTAAGTATTATAGATCACAAATACAATAATGACTTTAAAGATAGACGGCGTCTGGTGCAAAACTAAAACAGAATTTGAAAAATTAGCGAAATCTAGAGATTATGATCTCGCAGTATCATATTTTGATATTTTTAATCGTTTGATTAAGAGTGATCCATATGGATCAGAACCGTCACATATCATTGTAGCACTTTATATTAGAAAGATGTTACAAAAACTAATCACAGATTCTAGTGAAGTTGAAGAGATTTCAATTGCGTATATGTTTAAAGAACTTGACACTAGAAGTGTTTTAGGTTTTAAAGACTTTATAGAAGATCTTGTTCAAGATCGTGATATTAGCTTAGACTTAACTATTATCAATAGATGTGATTACCCTAAAAGAGGTGTCCTCAGTAGATTTGATAATGTTAAGTTTATAGATAATGATTAAACACAAACTATTTTCAAAAGGAGAACAAGTCCAAGCATTAATCTCCACTACTCAACAACCTAACGTACTTATTCCAGTTAGGGCAACTATCTATGACGTAAAGTTTGACGATACCAATCCTCAGTATCAAATAAGAATTAAAAAGTTTTATGATAACGCATACTTCTTAAAGAAGAATATTTTTGGTGGAAGGTTTATTAAAAACTTTGAAGGAAAGGACACTAAGATAAATGTCAAAAGAGCAGGTTACAGTACAGTTAAAGAAATAGAGGATAATTTATTCAATGGTGATAAATGGAAGAACTACTTAATCACAGTAGACTCCGTGTTCTGTACTAAGACGCGCAGTGAACAGATTAAACTATTTAATAATATACAAACGTTTCAAATAGAAATGTGTATGAAGGAGCTGTATGAGCTTTCTAACAGGGCAACATATAGTTCGGGTGAATTCTTCTATAATTCTCAAGGTGAATTTGTTGCATCACTTAAAAAATTCTTAGGTAATCGTTTACCTTCTGATCCAAACTGGAGTGTTGATCTCCTATATCGTCCAGAATCTTCTGAAATGGACGATGTAGAATGGGTTTGATATATACCTTACAGATAATTATATTAATGTAATATAATTGTTAAGATATATAAATAAACACAACATTATAGATGGCAGATTCAAATTTTACATATGTCGGACCTGGGGCAACTGACGCTTACGTTACATTAGCTTGGGCTAACGGCGATGAATTCGAAACACCTAAGTTCACTATTGTCGAAAATGCAGATACTGGAGAATTCACATATGTGTACCATCCAGTTTTAGGTTATCCTATTACTCCAAAGCCAGAAGTTAAACCAGATTCACAAGGTAATACAACAATAGATTCAGGTGCACAAGATACACCACCAGGTGCTAATAGCATGTATGGTGTAAATGATGTTGACTCCAGAAAATACACTGTTGGTAAAACAGTTAGTGGAACAGGTGGAGACAAAATAGAGGATGCAGGTCAAACTGTATCTGCGGGTGCAGGACTTAATTCTAAAATGAATGCGTGGTCTTTACACAAATATAAAAACCGTTCAGATTCTTCTAAAGATGATATGGCAAGTGGTAAAGACTCTTATAATCACGCTGTATTCCATCACAATTTAAAAGAAGCATATAATCCAACTGCTAGTAATATCGTAAATGAATCTAAGGAACATCCTTCTATTGCATACACATATAGTTATAATGATTTTATACAAGCAGAACATTATGGTAAAATATCGAACGATTATTTAATTACTCTAAGAAGATTTCCATACCCTGTTCAAGATGATCTTAAGAATATGAATATTCCTGGTAAAGATGGTAAACCAGTCGACGGTTCAATGCCAGACCTTGCTAGAGCCATAACATGGATGTCGCCTTCTTTAGGAAATGAAATGAAAAACATTCTTAAGTTTGGAACTAAATTCAATTGGAAAGAAGTAGAATCAGAAATTCAAAAAATTACAGCAAGTGCTGGTAAAAAAGGTAAACTAGGTGCAATGATTGATGGAAGTCCATTGTTGAGTGCAGTGAACGCAGGTGCAAATAACGTTAGTCCTGAACAAGCTATTAGAATAAAAGATAAAGGTGCTGGTTGGGATCCAACTAGTGAAACATATCCTAACAAAGTATTTGGTCCTTTAAATGTAATTAAAAAAGTATTAACTAAACAACAAGGTTTAGAATTTGATCAATCATTTGAACTTAATTTTCATTATGATCTTAAAGGTTTCGCAGATACGAGTCCTAAGGTTGCATTCATGGACACATTATCTAACATACTCGCATTAACATATAACAACGCTCCTTTCTGGGGTGGTGCTACTAGAGGTTTAGGTAGTGGTAGTGTTGGTAAACCATTTGGTGATATAGCTAAACTTAAAAGTGGTGATTATAAAGGCTTTTTAGGTTCAGTTGCTACTCAGATAAAAGGTGGAGCAGCATTTGCAATGGGTGATCTTGGTAATGCAGTGAAAGGTGTTGCTAATGGTAAAGGTTTAAATGCATTGGGTGACTCTAAGATTTTAGATAATATTGTAGGTGGTGGTTTAATGAAAATGATGAATAGTCCACAAGGTGCTTCAACTGTTGCAGCTTTCTTAACTGGTGACCCAACTGGCCAATGGCATGTTACTATAGGTAATCCTATGAATCCAATGATTGTTTGTGGAAACTTAGCAATGATGGAAAGTAAAATAGAATTTGATGGACCATTAGGATATGAAGGTTTTCCTAGTAAATTAAAGCTGACTGTGCAAATGAAGCCCGGTCGACCTAGAGATAAAAGTGAAATAGAATCAATGTTTAATGCAGGTAGAGGTAGATCTTACTTACAACCAGACGTTGAAGGATCAATCGATGTTAATCAAATGTTTGATACAAGTGCGTATGGTAATAAAGACAACACCGCTGCTCACGTTACTAAGGCATTCCTTAAGAGAGTTTCAGATCTTAACGCTGGATAAAATTACAATATACTATGGATTTTAAAACACTATTAAATAAAACTTACAATACAGTCAAACTAGTCATGACTCAGCCAACCATGATGTTTAGAAACAAAGCGAATGCTGAAATCATAGCTGAACACGTTGTTACTGAAGATGATAAAGTTAGACCTGATTTAATTGCGCTAAAGTATTACGGTGATCATACTAAAACTGACATGATCTTAAAATTCAACAGGATTTCGGATCCATTTAGTATAATGCCAGGTGAAGTTATATTAGTACCTTCACCCGATACTGCATACTATAGATTAGAAAGACCAATGTCTATTGAAGATAATATTGTTAAAAGACAATTTGTAGACACTAAGAGACTGAGTGAGAAAGATCAAAGAAGAATAGAAGCACTTAAAAAGAAATACAACAAAGAAACTCTTTTGCCACCTAACGTAATTCCAGTTGGTAGAAAAAATTACGAATTCAATGGTAATCAAGTTAGAATGGGTGCACAGGTTCAAACAGATCCTGTTACAGAATCCATTACAGCTGAGGTTATTGCTTCACAAAATGCTGAAAATGCCCAAAGTAAAAGAGATGCAATACTTGCACAACAAGGCAACGGAGACAATAATGATGGAACAACAGGTGATGGAACCAATAATGGTGATGAAAGCGGTTTTACAGATACACAAGCGGATAAAGCGTTGGAAGGAGGTTCTGGTAAAGGAGGTTCTAATAGCGGAGCAAATGGCCAATCAAATGAGGACACTGGTGGAAAAAGCGATAGCGCAGACGGCACTGGCGATAATAACAATGGTGGTGATAATGAATCTGGTTCAGATCAGAATACTCCGCCAAGCGATGATAGTCCTTGTGCAAAATAAGTTAATTACAATTAATAGATGGATTTAGAACATAATATTTTAGCAGTAGTAGAACCAGCATTAATGCCTTCAGAAATAGAAATGTATGCTGCTGGTGAAGAAAATGGAGGTGATAAACAAACTAAACAAACTGGTAATATTGAGCCGTTCATATCTGTAAACAAATACGTTTTTGGTAGAGACAATATACAAAGCGTGGATTTAGATTTATCAGGCATAGTACCTAAATGTAATATTAGTGTTGTTGATAATAAACAAGCATTTGATGTTGATCACTATCCAAGAGACGGTGATACATTTGTTTTATTAATAAATTCTAAAAATCAAGAAACGTTTAAGTCTATTCATATGGACTTTGATATTACAGAGATAACAAACGAAAGAGAAGTTGATGGCGAGCCAGCAACGATCAATATGTCAGGAATTGCTAAAATACCTAAACTATTTGCAGAAAATTGTCAAACTTTAGATGCTGCAGGTTCTTTAGATCATCTTGAATTAGTAGCTCGAGAACTTGAAATTGGACTTGCAACTAATATTGACGCAACCGATGATAGTCAATCCAGAATACAAGCATATGAAACTTATTTAGAGTTTATTAAATCAATCGCAAAAGACGCTTATATTGATGAGGAATCTTTTACAAAATTTTACATAGATCAATATTATTATTTGAATTACGTTGAAGTAAATAAGATTTTTAATTCTTCTAACCCAGATATAAATGATTTACAAGTAGCTTTGGCTTCATCTGCACAATCTATGGGTGAAGAAGGTAATGGAGATGGTGAAGATCCTGACGATATTGAAATGCCATTAATGCTTACTAATAATCGTGAGGTACAAGGTATGAATAATTATGCCGATAAAGTTGAGCTTATCAATAATTCTAGTAAAATAAGTTTAAAAGCTGGTAACAAAAGAAATATAATGATCTATGACAATAATAGTGATTCTGATAGATTACAGCAATTTGATATAGAACCATTATCTTCAACAAATCTTAGAGACATTGAAGAACCACTTAAAGGTAAAAGAACAGAAGAACGCTATCAACAAAACGTTAAGTTCAAATACATGGGTAGACAAAATGCAGGTGACGATGGTTTAGGTAATACACATAAAAATGCTATTTACTCTAAGTTGTTCCAAAAACAAAATGAAATGGAAACTCAGAAAATGAAGGTAAAAGTTACTTTAAGTAGTTTTAATCCTGCAATATATAAGTTTCAAAAAATTCCATTGTTAATGTATCACTATGATGGTGTAAAAATTAAAGCAGCTGAAGAAGCACAAGCTAAACAAGACGAAGCAGGTTTTACTGAACAAGCAATAGTGCCTGATAGCGGCGAAAGATCTGGAGTCGATGAAGAATCTAATTCACAGGTAGTAGATAGGTTTTTAACAGGATTCTATATAATAGAAAACATAAACATAAACTATGACATTGAAACTGGTTTATCTCAAGAAGTTACTCTAATTAGAAGAGAGTGGCCAACTAAGGTGGCAGATTTAAAGGAATAGAAATCGAATATATAGGATATGCAGCAAGATTTATTTAAACATAGTAATGAGTTCAGAAAGGGAACTAGACTTAGAACAATCAATGAGGATCCAACTTATTTGAGTTGGTTAATCATGTTTTTCTGGCAAGATGCTGGTTCACCTTTATTTAATGGTGCTGCTGAAAAATATTTATTAGAAACCGTAGGCGGAGAATACGGTAAGGGTTTAGCAGACAACTTAAATGCTTTTAAAAAGCTGTTGATGAAAATTAACACAGAGATGCCATGGTTTTGGCAAACTATTTCTGGCCTAGAGCAATCACAAATATATGAAAAATTAGCAGAACCATATTGGGGTGCAAAAGATCCTAAATTAGAAATAGAATGCTTAGAAGAAAATGTTGATTTAACTGCAATATCTTTGATGGATTTATATAAAAAATCTGTATTTGATTTTAATAGATGGATTGAAATAATTCCATTTAATCTAAGGCATTTTAGAATGGGAATATACATTACTGAAATTAGACAATTCCAACAAGATACTCATGCCAGAGATTTAAACAGTTCTTATAAGCCAAGCGGACCGGCACATCCTGAACAACAAGAACCTAAAACATTACATCAGCAATTAAATTTAGTGGCAAAGCCATTTATTAAATTGCAATTTGATTTTTGTGAATTCGATATTGATTCTATAGCTACCGTATATGCAGATATTACTAAAAACCCTGAAGCAAGAAAACCTAAAATAGCAATTAAATGGCAGCAAGTTTCGCAGTTAGGCGCAAAATATCCTAATAACGTTGAAGCAACTGAAGGCTTAGGTGTTGTTGGAAATCCTAACCCATACGATTTTGGACCATTTGATCCTCTACAATCAGTTAAAGATGCGGCTGCCGATAAGCTTAAATCTATTAAAGATGGCGTAATGGCTAAAGTAGACAGTTTTAAAGGTGCATTTTCTCAAGAACCTAATGGATTAGCAAATGTGTATGGTCATAGTAGAACAGGACTGAGTGGTCCTTTAGCAAGTTTAGCGGATCAAGCAATTGATAATTTAACAGCTAGTCTATTATTAGGAAACGTACACGGTGCAAACACATTAAGTAATATACAAGATGCGATTTCTTCTGGAAGTGTAAATGCCATAGCTAATTTAGCTGGACAATTATTTACTAATAACAATAGCAGCGGTGCGCCTGGAGGTATTCAACCTGGTAATATACATCCTACTGATAACTTTGCGTTAGATTCAACGCCAGACGGTAATATAAACCAAAAAGTTTACGATCCAATTCCTGCAGAGAAAACTAATCCTATTAATGATAATGTTTATGGTGGTCCAAACACAGGTGTTGATTCATCACCAGACGGTAACTTAAACGATAACGTTCATGAATGATAAAGAATTATATAAAGACAATATTAGAGAAACTCACTGGCTCGGTGAGGTAATTGTCAACGAAGATCCATTATTACAAGGAAGATGTAGAGTAAAAGTTTATGGTAAATTTGATTCATTAACAGATGAAGCTATTCCATGGGCAACTCCTATGAATAGAGACCAAGTAGGTGCACATTCAGTACCTAGAGTTGGAGATATAGTTGCTGTTAGATTTGATAACGGGAACATTTACCACCCAGAATATTGGTTTCAAATAGATCAAAACCCAGACTTAAAGACAGACATTTTAGAGGCATCAGATGCTCCACACGACGTTATTAGTTTAGTATATGATGCTGAACGTAATGTAAGAATCTATCATTCTCCTGAAGATGGTTTAGTTATCACTCGAGGTAGTGGTGCAAAAGAAAGACCAATGATACAAATAGACGAAGAGGGATTCATTAAGATAAGCACGGATGCGAAGATGTTCTTAGACTGTGGTGATATATTTGTTTCAAATGAAGGTGAACCTGGAGCAGATGAGACAGAGCCAGCAGTAAGAGGTCAATCTCTACAAGATTGGTTACAAATGTGGTTAGACGATTATAATGCACATATTCATCCAACTGGAGTTGGACCATCCGGTCCTCCAATGCCACCGACACCAGTTGTTGTTGGTCAATTATCAAGTACTCATATTAACTATCAACAAAAAGGTAAATAATTATGCCCGTAATTTGGCCATCATTTATCAGCGCAGCGGCTAATACAATTTCAAGCCACCAGTTTACAAAACCAGGTGGAGCTGGATTATCGTATGATATGCCCGAGTTTTCTACTGAAGTAGGAAATAGTTTAAACGCTGCATTTATTAAAGGTCCAGGACCATATATAAATGCTGTTGATCCAAATCCACTAAGCGGTAGATATGATTTTGGTAAAGCTATTGCACAAGATTATTTAGATGCAGTTAAAGGTAAAGCAATGACTCCAGTTGGAGCAACACATACTAATAATCCTGGGGCAGAATTAGCATTAACTGAAGGTTATGGTTTAGTATTTGAAAGATTATTAAGAGAAGGTGATATACCACTGATGGATCAAAAGGACGAAGATGGTAACATAACTGAAATGGGAAAAGAGTCTCACCCTGATTATGCTGATCTTTGTCCCGAACCAATAGTACCTCCAGACCCAATAGAAGAAGAAAAGAAAATTCAAAAGAAATTTGACAAATTTATTGAGGAAGCTAAAGACGATGACTTTTATGATTTACATAAGTTTAAGTTTTTTCAGTTTCATTGTTTAGATGGTAAAGAATCTACAAGTGATATTATTGATTTGTTTACTAATAGACTATTACAACAATTCGATTCGCTCAGTACTACAGGAACTTGGAGTAGTACAGTTAATAGAAGGTTTAATTATATTAGATGGGCCACTAGTTTAGGGAAAGATAAATATGAAAATTTCAACACTAATGATTATTATTATGCTAGCTCACAGTGGAAGAGTAGATTTCCATACGTTAATGTCTCTACTAAAACTAGGATTGGATTTGAAAATGCAGGCTATAATAATTGGAAAACAATAGTAGATGGAGTTTCCAGATTATTTAAAGAAGCAATAGACGTTGCATTTCCAGTATACCAGGTTTCAGTTGCTGCATCTGGAAATAAAGATGCATACGTATACATTGAAAATGATTTATATAAAAGAGTATCTAAAGGTAGAATGGCTCCAACTCCAATGCCTAAACCAGATCTTAGTGAAGATGTACTTTGTCCATTGAATCAATATAAATGTCAAACTTCTTTTGATAGAGAAAGAGATTTGCCACAATACGAAAGTAAAAGACCTAGAATATTAACAGATCATGTGGTTGCTTTCTTTTCATATGATAATGATACAATAGATAACGTTCAAAGTTATACTAACAATAACCAAAACGATAATTTAGATGAAGGCGAAGCTGCCGATATTATTTTAAGCGATTCAGGTCGTATTTTATGGTATGACAAATCAGATCAATATGTTGAAAATCAATATGTGAAGAATGAATATGAAAGACACTGGACTAAAATACCAGCCGGTATTACAAGTATTAGTCCAAACTCTGCCGATGCTAAAGCTGCGTTAACTCAATTTTTAGCATTAAATCCTAAAGATGGCGGAACTGTTTTTAAATTTCAATATGATCAAGCTAAGAAATCAAAAGAAGCAGCAGAAGAATGTGATGAGCTAGAAGATGGTGCAGAAATTGCATATACTTGGCCAGGTGGAGATCCATATGAAGAAATGGCAGCCATTACTATTGCATATTGGTATGCATGTATTGTAAAACCATTTACACCAACAACATCTATGCCACCTGCATTAATTCCCCCACCACTTACTGGTATTTATGTGCCAATTTATTACGGTGGTAAAACGAGATTAGCTAATAACTTGAGAAGAGCTTGGAACTCTGGTAAATCATTTATGATTCCACCAACAAAACCACCAGCAACTGTAGTTGCTACTGCATTAGCTGCTACTTATGCTATGCACTTATTAGAATTCAAATTACTTTATTTAGGTGGAATTCCGACACCTGCTGGACCTGTCCCGATGGTAGGTTTTGTACCTGTCGTGTTCTAAAAAATGGAAGGATATATAATATGTTACACTCTTAATATAAAAAAATGACAAACAAATCAAAAAGAGCTAGAATCGGCGAAACTACGGTTGATCTAGCAACAAAGACAGTACAATCGAATACTGAAGCAGTAGTAGAATCAACAACTAAGACAGAGGAATTAGAAGATACCAATGATCAGTGGTATAATGCAGAAGGAGAATTCATGTGGGATGAATATGAAGCTACTTGTGTAACTAGACTCAGAAAACCAAACAAACATATTAAAACCAGAAACGGAGACAAAGTTTACTCTAGAGAATTATATGCGCAAGAGCTATATGATAAAATGGAGAAGTATGAGTCTAGCGTTAACATGTTACCTGAATTACATGAAGGTGCAATTTATGATGGTACAGTATATGCTGTGACTTCAGATTGGATCACCGTAGATGTAGGATATAGGGAATCTGTTTATATTAAGTTTGAAAAAGAACCTGAATCGGTTCAAGCCCTGAGACCAGGTGAAACCACATCGGTGTTAATTACAACATATCAACCAGGATCACATGTTATTGGAAGCATCAGTGGTGGTGTTAAACAAAAAACATTCATGGATCTTAGAGACGGTGTTGAAAAAGGCGATACCGCTTGGGTAGGTACAGTTGTAAATATGATTGAGAATGGAGGTTACATAGTAAACGTTCAAGGAATTGATTGCTTTATGCCTGGATCATTAGCGGGTATTAATAAACTACATGATTTTAGTTCTATTATAGGAACTGAATTGTATGTCGTTCCTGTAAGTTTCTCACCAGATAGAGGTACATTAGTAGTATCACATAGAAAATATTTACAAGCGTTAATTCCTAGTAAAATAGAAGAATTAAAAGAAACTATTGATAATGAGAAAACGGGACATGTTACTGGAACTGCTAAATACGGTGTATTTGTTGAATTCGGTATGTGTTTAACTGGAATGATTCACAATAACGATTTAGACGAAGAAACATTAGTTAAGTTTAAGGCTAGAGAAATTAAACCTGGAGATGCTATTACTTTTAAAGTTAAAGATATTGTAAGTGAGAAGAAAATAACACTAACTCAAAAAGCAAATGTAGAAACTAATCCATGGGTAGATATTCAATCTAGATACCAAATTCCTTCAAATGTTGTTGCTAAAGTTAAAACTAAAAAGGACTACGGTTTATTTATTACAATAGAAGATGGAGTAACAGGATTACTACATATAAGTGAAATAGGTGAAGATACTATGTCAGTATTTAAACCAGGAGATGAGATCACTGTACAGATTACAAGGATAGATGTCGACTCAATGAAAGTATTTCTTAAGCTACCACAATAAGTTTAACGGGAGTGTGATATATAATCAAACGGTAATATCATACTCTAGATGCAGAAACTTAATATAAAATCTACAAAAGAACAGATCTTGAACTCCGCGCAAATAGGCGTGGAGTTTGAGTTCTATTCCAATATAGGGCTTGAAGAGACCCAAAAGTCTCTTTCTAATCTATTGAATAGAAAAATTCAACTAGAAGAAAAGGCACATTCAGATTTCGTACCAGACGATAAGGTCTTTAAAATGGAACCTGATATGTCAGGTGGTAAAGGACTTATAGAACTGGTAACCGGTCCAATTCCTTACAGAAATGCTAGGGTAATTATTATTAAAATGTTGGATTGGATTGATAAAAACGGATATACTAACGATCGTGCTAGTATTCACTTAAACATGTCATTTCAAACTGACTACTTAGAAGATCCGTTAATGGTTTCTAAAATGAATATTCTTAAATTTATTTTAGATTTTGATGAGCAACAAGTTTATAATTTCTTCCCTTCTCGAGAAGGTTCAACATATGCTAAAAGTATAAAATGGGTTATGCCAGCAAGAGAAGCATATTACTTTGATGAAGATCATATTTCACCAATGAATTTTACGTTTGCTAATTCTAAGTACTATGGTATAAACTTTGAAAAGGCGCAGAAAAATTACTTAGAGTTTAGATATATTGGTGGAGAAGACTATCACAAAAGCAAAGAAGAAATATTGTATTTGTGTGAAAGGTTTATTATGCAAATGTGGAAATCATGTAATGATCCTAGGTTTACAATACAGAATAGAGTAGAACTTAAAAGAATTCTTAATAAGAATAAACCACTTATAGAGTCTCTAAAGGACCATACTAAATTATACAAACATTTCCCTAATATTCACGTACTAGTTGATTTACAAGACAACGAGCAGGTTGTTAAGGTTCAATGGCCTAGAATAAAGGATAGGGTAATTGATTTAATAGCAAACGGTACTATGGAAAGAGGAATTATAAATTATGATTCTGATTATGGTACACTTCAAATAAAGGACGGAGTCTTTCCGGCTGTATTCATTTTAGATGGATATGAATTTATAGATTGTGAAATTAGAGGTAATGTAGAAAACTCTGCAATGTATAATTGCAACGTAGAAGGATCTATGCTTAAAAGATGTAATATTTACAGTAGTACAGAAATAAAAGACAGTAAAGTAGAATCATGCTATGTACATGGTAGTGCTACTGCTACTAATTGTTTTATATTTGGCCGTGATGGCGTATTTAAAGGTAGAACTATCGGTGGTATATACAGAGAAGGCTTCTTAGGAAAAGATGCTAGAATAGGAGATACTACTGAAGTTGTAGTTAGTAAAAAAATAAATTAAGAAATGAGTGAAATTAGAAGCGGAAGCAATAGTAATTTAATAACACCTAGGGATTTTGGAACAAACTGCCTAAACTCTTTTTTAGAAGAAATCGCAGATGAAATTACAGGAGCATGTATGTTACCTGTGAACCTGCCACAAAAAGAAGTTATTAACATAATTAAAAGGTCTAAAAAATGGATGTATAAAAAGTACGAAGACTCTGTTAGAGAAAACTATTATCATATTCCTTTTGAGACTTTTAATTCACCTTATTTTGTAGAGAATAGGGTTCTTAATTTACCTGGACCAGCAACTGATGGCGGCGGTGGAGTATTTTCAGTATATGGCGTATATGATTTAACATCTGGATGGAATTCAGTTGGATCTGGAATGGATCTTAGATTCCAGCCCGGTGCAGATTTTGCATTAGAAAGAATGTTATTTAGAAATATGTACAATGGATCAGGTCCAGCTGAAGCTGCAGAAGAATTACAGTACTATGTATTAAATGCTTCGTTGGCCGATATGTCTAGACAGATTCTAGAAAATCCTATTTCTTATCAATATCAGAGAAATACTGGTGAATTAAAGATTATGGGTGATACACCTAAGGGTGATGTTATATTAGAATTGTATGAGACTATTCCAGACTGTGCCCTGTATGACGATGAAATATTCTTTAGATATGTTAGTGCTAAAATAAAACAATCATTAGGTGCTAAGTTAGGCATCTTTAAATTTGCATTACCTGGTAATGTTGAATTTGATTATAGTGCTATTAAAGATATGGGTGATAGTGAATTAGAAGCAATAGAAGAAGAAATCAAAGGAGATGAAGGTGTAGACTTCATGTTCCATAGTTAAAAAATTGAGATACATATATAAATGGATTTTTATATAAAAACTTTAGGAGACCCAAATTGGAACGATACACAAGTCCAAACTAACGGTGAGATAGAGCAACTCGTTCAACAGATCGAGACTGTTTTATTTACTGGAAAGGCTGATGTTTTAGGATCACCTGGGTTTGGATGTGATCTAGAAAGCTACATATATTCTTTAGGATATAATGAAGGTCAATTAAAGGACGTGTTAGACACGCAAATTAAATATTATTGCCCTTTAGCACAAAAATACAGCGTTTCAACTAAGGTTAACTTCCTTAAAGGTAACGTTAGAGATATTGCATATATTGATATAACAGTAGACAGCAAATATCTCGTACAATTAAACATTAGATAAAATGGCAGAATTAAAATTTATAAGTACACTAAGAGCAACCGCAAAGCAGGTCAGTGATGATGCTAGGGTTTATATTTCTAGGGTTTATGGAAGAGCAGGTACATTATTTACTGAAGCATCGCCATTTGCTCAAATTATTGGTG